CCCCTTGATAACCATAAGAAAAACCTTTACCCATTTTAAGATTACCAATAAATCTTTTACTAGCTGTATTTAATGCTAATTCAACTTCGTTAGAATTAAGTTTAATTTTTTTCATTTCTTTTCCTTTTTATAATTAATTCTAAATCTTTCTTGATCTAAGTCTTTATTTTTTCTTTCATATTCTTCAATAGTTGTATTGGTATGATGTTTAAAATAACATTCTGCACAAAGATCATTACCATTTTCAACTACATCTGCTTTCATATCGCATTTGCAACAAATCCGGTAATCGCCATAAATGTTAGTTTTATCCGACATATCTAGCTCCTTTGCTTAAATTATCTGTAGCCCACATTGGTTTTAAATTTTTGTAATTACAACATTCATATTGTTGTTTAACATCTAATAAATTAAAATGTGCCATCGGTTTTATATGGTCAATATGCCATTCACCAAAATTTTGCCAATTCATACCTTTTTTAAATCTTTTTTGTAAATGATTTTTTAAATATTTCCAATCGCAACCAATCAATTCAGATGTTTTAACTTGTTTTTTTGCTAATCCTCTTTTTACATATTGATAAAATCTTGTTCTTAATCTTGACTTTAAAATAAATACAGGATCATTTTTTAATTTTTGTCTTATTTGATTTCTTACTCTATTTCTTACTTCTGGTCTTTTAGCATATTCACATGATTGTTTTCTTATGTATTCTTTATTTTTTAATTTATATTCTTTTTTCTTTTCCCTATAACCTTTTTCCCAATAATATTTTTTTAAAAGTTTTTTTCTATGTTCTCTTACTTCTGGTCTTTGCATATATTTTTTATAATAAATTTTTCTTTTAATTTTATAAGATTCTTTAGATTGTGCTTTTTTTGAATATTCCTTTATTTTATCTTTATTTTTTTCTCTCCAAATTTTTTGTAGTTTAGAATATTTTTCTTTATATTTTTTATCTGTTTTGAATCTTAATTTTCTTCTTTTTTCAAATTTTTTACCATGAAATAAATCACAACATTTTTCAGAACAAAATTTTTTTTTGCTTTTATTGGATTTTTTTATAAAATTAATATTACATTCAGGACATTTTAATTTAATATCAAATACTTTTGCTGCAGCTCTTTCTCTTTTTCTCTTATTTCTATAATCTCTTTGACATCTATAAGAACAATGTTTTGGTATTGATGTTACAATAATATAATTGAAAGACTTACTGCAATTTTTACAAGTTAATTTCATTAATTCATTATTAAATAGGTTGTCCACATAATAACTTCTATAATTATAATTGTTTCAAGCATCTATTTTCTCCTTACTGTAAAGCATAACTAAAGCTCTTGTTGCACTTGAATTTAATAAATCACCACCAGATAATTTATAAATTAATTCATAATCTTTTTTTGTAAAATTATCTAAATTTTCAGATTCACTAATTTTAAATTGCAGTTGTAAAACTTCTTCTTTATCAACTCCAATTAATTCAAATAAGTTTTTTGATAGATCCATAATTTTTATTCCTTCCTTTTAATCTTTTAATCTTATTCCAGGTAACCCCATTAATAGACCTAGAACCTTCAATAATATTTTTAAATGTAATTAATTTTAATTGCTCAATATTAATTGAGGGTTTTTCTATTTCTTTCATGGATGTTTTTAAGTAGTTCTTTTCTTTTTCTTTCCCAGATTTTTTTAAAACCATTAGGACAATTATTAATCATATATTTGAGATTGTCTAGCCTTCGCTTGTCTTGTCGTCTTGTATAATCAAATATAAGAGGATAACCAAATTTATTTCTCATATTACTCCTTTATAAATTTCATTAGTTTATTGTAATATTTCTTTGGCAGCTCTACAATTTCAATTTTTGGAATCATGTCATTATCAATCTTTAATTGACACTCTCCGAAGTCTTGGAAATCGTAAAACTTTTTATCAGGGTTATTATCTTCTAAAATATTAGTTACTGATTCAAAGTCTTTATTTTTCAATATTCCCCCTTTGTAAAATTGATAACTCAGGCACTAAATTATTAATTAAATTAACTACTAAGTTGTGATTGGTTTTGTAATTATTAACATCTTGATAAGCATCTTCTATTTTTGCTCTACCATTCCAAACAATAGACTCTTTCACAGCTTTAGTGATTTCTTTATATGAAAGTTTTTCAATTTCTTCTACAGTCCATTTATCAACTAATAATGCATCTGCTAAATTGTCTACATCCCAACCAGATTGCAATTCAATAGTTAAATATTCTAACATTTTACCACTATTTGATTTTAATATTGTCATTTCGTTTTCTTTCCTTTTGTTAGTTGTTTATATTAATTAAGTAATCTTTACTTAATTTCCCTTCATTATTAACATCGCTTATATGATATAATAATTCTTTTGCTGCTTTAAAAGTTTTGATATTTTTTGGATAAAATAAAATTTTATTGTGTTTATTATCAATAAAATAAAATTTATAATCTTTCTTAGAGATATACTCTACCCAAACCTCATCAATTCCAATTTCATAGTTTTTAGGTTGGATAAGTTCCCATTTTATTTTAGGTGCATTGGTTTTAACTTTAGTAATATGATTTAATTTATAAGGTACAACATCATGGCTTAAATCTTCATATTGTCTTTTAATTTCAAAAGTAACTTTGAATTTGTCGCCAACATCTCTAAAACAATCTAATTGTCCAGAATTACCAAAATAAATAAATCTGTTATTATTAGAATCTTTAAACTTGTAACAATTGCAAGAACCATAGTCGCTTTTAAAAGAAAATAAATTAGTAAGTATTAATTCTAATTCTAAAACATCGCCAACAGATCCGACATATTGCCTAGACTCACAATCTTTCTTAGCTGCTAAAAATTTAATTCTTTCTAAATGTTTTTTATAAGTAGTAATATGATGATTAAAAAGTAACCAGTCTGGCTCTCTATACTCAGGTTTAGAATAAGTAAATTTTTGTCTATGCCATATTGAAACTGGAGGAACAAAGCCAAGTTTTTCTTTTGCTTTAATTTTAGCTGTGTCTAAATCAGTAGATAAATTTTTAACGAAAATATCACCATCGTTCAAAATCCAATAGATGTCATCAGCACCTTTAGAAATATGATAACCTTGATTCGACATATAATAAACTTGTATAACTTTTGTATTATATTGTCAAACAATAAACCTTAAGATTGCAAATTATTTTTAGTTCATGTTTTGTTCTTATTTGATTATGTAAAATTTGGGTATATAGAGTCTGGCAAGGAAGGAATTAAAGAACATGGATAAAATTAAAACAGGATTTTCACAGATCCCAAATCAATTGATTTATGACCAAAATTTGTCAAATGAGGCAAAAATATTGTTTATTTATATTAAGTCATTATCTGCAAATTATAGGGTTCTTAGGAACTCTAATTTATGCAAGAAATTAAATGTATCTATTAATACTCTACAAAATGCCAAAAATGAGCTAATTAAAAAAGGATATTTATTTGTCCACAGGTTATCAAGTGCCAACAAATACAGTCTAAGACTACCCAAAAAAAGGGTAACCCCCTACCCAAAAATTACGCAGTCAGACTACCCAAAATTTGGGGAGTATTATAAAGATAATACTATTAATAATAATACTAATATTAATAAGGGGTTTAAAGGTTTTAAAAAGAAATGAATGAAGAACAATATTACTATAATGGAGAACCTTTACAGTTAAGCTATAAGAATGACTACTCTATGCTAGACAAAATAGAAATTGTTAAACAGATACAGGATGATTTTAAAAATGGTATGCTTTCTTGGGTTCAAATGGATTGGATTGTAAGTAATGCCAAATTTGGTTCATGGACTTGTCAAAACATCATTGATCGTTTAATTTTTGAAGGTAAAATAAAACAAAATCCCTTAACACTTGATAAGCGAACATTTAATACTATTAGGAAACCTTTTGACTTGTAATGGCACAAGATATTGTGTTATAATTGCAACAGGTTAAAACTCCCTCTTTAGTTGTTTTACCTATTAAGTTAATTAACTAGAGTCTGCTAGGATCTTTCCTTTCCTTTCTATTATACCTGGCAGACTCACTAATTTAGAATGATTATAAACTGTGGCTGGAAGACCTAAAAAATTAAATAAGAAATTAGAAAAACAGATCCTAGATTTACTAGCTGATGGACTTACCATTAGACAAGTTTTTGAAAGACCTGATATTAATTATACTTGGTCAAGTTTTAGAAATGAACTTGTTAATTCAGATGAGTTAATGCAGAAATATCAAAAGGCAAAAGAATTAGCTATCGACTTAGAATTATCCAACTTGAAGGACAAAAGACTTGAATTAGAATCTAAAATTGAAAATGGTGATATTGATGGCAAAGCCGGTCAGAACTTAGTTAATCTTTATAAGATAATTGTTGCTAGTTCTCAATGGTCTGCAAGTAAATTAGCATCTAAAAAGTATGGTAAAGCAGCTGAATTGACTATTAAAGGTGATGATAAATCACCATTAAACATAACTTGGAGTAAGTAATTGATGAATATTTTTTGTAAGGAATTGATTAAAAGTATTGGTTTTATTGAGGATGTGGTATTTTCAACACATATAAAATATGTTTAATACATATGAGAAAAACTGTTGCAAAAATATCACAAATGAGAACAAAATAGCAACATGGTCGATAACAATTTATTATCGGAAAGATTACTATTGATAGTCCAGAATTATCGTTAGTAATAAAATTAAGGTTTTTGGTTCTTGTTTTACGAATTGGGGGGTTTTATAAAAGGGTATCCCCTGATTTTAAGGTATCGGTTAAAAATAAATTTAAGTATGCTACAAACACATGGACGATAGATTTCTAAAAACAATAATCTTCATTATGAAAGATAAAAACACAAAGAAACCAATTGTGATTACTCATTTTCAAGGTTTTGAAAACGAAGAAGAAGCTAACGACTTCTCAGAGTTCCTAAAAGAGCAGTTTGTTTTACCAACCGACTATCCAGATGCTAATTCAACCATTCATTGAAACTAAAGAGGGGGGTTTTGTTTTAAAATGAAACAAATTGTAATTCCATACAAGCCAAGAGAAATCCAAAATTTTTTGCATGATA